CCATGGTTGAGAAAACTTCTGTCATCGCCTCGTCTTTGTTTAAGACGGTCACTCCGTCTTTGGTCTGCAATTTGGCAGTTCCGTCTTTTAAAGCAGCAGCAGCGGTTGATACTTTATCCTTTAGGTCTTTTGCGATGCTGTTCATGGCGTCGTAAAGAGATTCAGCTTCGCTTCTGAAAAGCTCCAAGTCCTTAGTTCGGCCTCGGAATACGGACAAGTCGATTTCTCCTTTACCTCCTGCTCCCTCAAAACCCGCATTTGCAATTTTACGCGTTTCCTCGTAAAACTCTTCTTGAGCCTTTGGGTTCATTTTGCCTTTTTTGCTGGCCTTCATAGCAACCTTAGCTACATGCGTAAAAAAAGCTCGCATTTCAGGAACGCTATTTAGAACCCTAACACCTGAAAGCATTGCTTGAGGGTTAGTTGCGTCATACAGCCCGGCATCTTTAACAGTCTTGACTACATGCTGCTCGATGCTGTCTATTAGGTGCTCTGTTCCACCTTCCTTAGACTCATTGATTATGTCCTTAACGTAGGCTCGTTTATTTTCAAGAGTAGACCCAACCCCTGTTATGTTTCGACTCAATAAAAAGTTATCGAGCTGTTTTTCGGTGGCTGTATCAGGGTCTATTTTTCTTACTTTAGGGACTGGAACGGGAGCTTCTGAACCTTCGGCGGCCTTGAGGTTCCCGGTAGCTTCCTGAACACCCGGAGGTGGTAGATTTTCGCTCAGCGTTTCTCCAGTTTGCTCCTCCCAATCTGTTGCGTTTCTAAGGTCGTTATTGCGGTGAGCTGATTCTTGCAAAGCCCTTCTCTCGCTGTCCGTTACTTGAAGCTCTGGGTCATTCAGAGCGTCGTTAAGGGCTTCCCATTCGTTCGGTTCTTCGCCTTTGGCTCGTTGCTTCTTTAAGAGTGCGTTTTTACGCGCAAAGATACCAAATATCTTTTGTAGCCCACTCACAGCTTCTCCTTGCTCGGGAGTCTCAATGGCTGATTTGGATGTCACTTCAACAGCCTCCCTTTTGGGCCTTACAGTTCTATATCC